TTCATCCCGGCCAGTAGGCCGTCCAGAATCAGCCTTCCTGCGTTGTGCAGGATATCCAGCGGGTCCGGGATGGCGCCCACAATCGCGGCAGGGCGGTCCTCCAGCCACGGCAACAGATGCATCGTGAAGTAGCCTTCGGCCCCCGAGAGTAGCCCAAGGAAGAGGTCGCGTCCGTGCGTCAGCAGCGTTTCGGCCAGACCCCCGATCGTCGTGGCAATCAGCGACGGCAGACCGACGAAGTAGGCGTACAGCACCGTGTCCCAATGCTCCACGACGCCGTTTCCAAGCCCCTTCAGCAGGTCAAGCCCCTTCGGCGCCAGCGTCGTAACCACGTCCCCGATGGTCTCCGCGATCAGCAGCGGCAACCCGATGAAGTACATGTACAGCGCGTCGTCCCAGTACTTCACGATCCCGTCGCCGATGGCCTTCAGCATCTCGACGCCCTTGTCCTTCAGCACGGGCAGGAAGTCCACCACCATCCGCACGATCTCATCCAGGAAGCCGAGTTGGAGGTAGTCGAGGAACAGTTCAAGCGTGTTCTCCGCGAGCGACTTGAACGCCTCCCACGCCTCCGACCATTCGCCATGCGCCAGCGCGTCCACCAGCGCGACCACGTCCTGCACCACGTCCATAAGCGACTTGATGAAGTCGATCACGTCCTGTATGGCGTCTCCTGCGATCGAGAGCGCGTAGCTCAGCCCCGGCACCGAGTTGACGAAGTTCTCCACCGAGTTGACGAAGTTCTCCACCTTCTCCTTGATCTCGTCCCAGTGGTCCCGCAGGTAGCCCAGCGCGATCGTCAGCCCCACCACCGCCGCGAACGCCACGGCGGTGGGGCCGAACGCCACGAGGATCGCCACGCCGATTGCTGCGATCGCCGCGATCAGCACCGGCTTGTTGTTGAGGATGAAGTTCACGACGGGCTTCAGCGCGTCCATAATCAGGTCCGCGCCGGAGACGAATGATTCAGCAAGCGTGACGATGACCGGCTGGATGTCGAGGATCGCTTGCCTGATGTTGAGCGCGATGCGCTCGATCTTCGTCCCCTCGTCCTCCGTAAATCCAGTGGTCAGGGTGTAGATGAAGGACTCGATGGCGGCGGTTACTTGGCCCAGGATTGGCATCAGGTACTCCAGCGCCGCCGTTACGTGGGGGAGCGCCTGCAGCCCCAACTCCATGAGGAATATCTTCGCCTCGTTGACCGCCTTGTTCAGTTTGAAATTGAACGTCTCCTGGATCACCTTCGCCGCCGCGTCCGTGGCTCCGGCGCTGTTCGCCATCTCGTCCATCGCGGAGGATACGTTGTCGAAGTTCGGCCCCGTCACGCCGAGTACCGCGTTCATCGCCTCGACCGACCCGAACAGGTTCTTGAAGTCCTCATCCGGCATCGACTGCCTCAGCGTCTCGAAGATTTGCGGCATCGTCTTTCCGCTCTTGATAAGCTCCGCGAACCCGACGCCGTTCAGATCCCGCAGCGCCGCGTCCAGCTTCGTGCCGCCCTTCTGCGCCTCGACCAGCGCCGCCCTGATCTGCGTCGTGGCGACAGAGGTGGGCGTGCCCGACGCGGTGATGACGGCGAGCTGAGAGGCCACGTCGCCGAAGCTCACGCCGGCGGCGCTGGCGGTCGGGATGACGTTGAAGAGGCTCGCCGAGAGTTGCGTGAAGTCGGTCTTTCCCAGGCGCACAGCCGTGAACATCTGGTCGCTCGCCTCTTGCGCCGAAAGCACTTCCGAGCCGTAGGCGTTGACCACGGACGTGATGCCGTCCACCGCCGTCTCAAGGTCCGTCACGCCGCCGATAGACGCCTTTGCCGCCGTCTCCATGAAGGACACGACGTTATCGGAGGGAACCCCAGCCGAGATCGCCTGGTAGAGCGCGGGGATGCTCTTGTCCGTGGCGATGCCGAACTCCTTAGAGACGCCGATGATGTCGTCCTGCAGCTTGCCGAACGCCTCCTCCGACAGGTTGGGCAGCAGCGTCTTGACCTCCGCGAACGCGGTCTCGAAGTCCGCCGCCATCTTCAGCGACGCGATGCCCAGCCCCGCGATCGCGCCCGCGCCCGCAATGGCGCCCGTCCTGACGACGTTGCCCAGCGCGCCGCCCAGCCCCTTCGCCTTGCCCTCGATAGACCCGAACACTCCCGACGCCTGATCGTCAGCGCGGACGCGGATAACTAAATCGTTGCTAGCCATCCAGCGGCTCGCTCCGTGCGGCCAGCATCCCCCGCATCAGGTCGTCTTCGGTGAGGTCGGGCGCATCGGCGTCGCCGAGCATGGCGATGCCGCGCACCAGCCACGCCGGTTCCTCCAGGACGGCGGACGGTGCGATGTGCCAACGCTGGGCGAGTGCGTCCACTACTCTGAGGCCGTCTCCGCTAAAGGGCGCGTGTCGGCCATCGCGCGGCTCCATGCGGCCATCAGGTCCACCACGAAGTTGACCGGGAGGGACATCAGCCCGTCGAAGTCGGCGGGGACGGGGTCGTTGTTCCGGTCGCGGATGTTCCACTCGATCAGGAACTTTGCGAACTCCTGCATCAGGGCGCGGACATCCTCAGCGCTCCGGTCGGTGTCCTTGTTCAGCTCCTCGAACCGGAGCGCCGTTCCGAACGGCGCATCAAGAGACGCCCGGATGACCAGCCCATCGTGCTTCCCCTCGAACTGGAGAGACGCGATGGTCTCCGGAATTTGATAGCCCGTCCCGTTCCTTTTGCTCATCGTTCCCTTCTCCTATCCACTAGGCGGCGGGCGGTGCCGGTGAAGGCTGGCCGCTAGTGGTCGGCCCCGCCCGCCATAGGTCTGGTTGGTTACGCCCAGGCCGGGACGATACCGCTCGACAGGTTGGCCGTGGTCGAGCCCGTGAGGGAACCGTCAGCCGCCCGGTTGAACGGGAAGTCCGACAGCAGGCACTCCATAGCGAGCGTCAGGCTGTCATGGGTGAACGTGTGCGTCCGGCCGACGTCCGTACCGTTGAGGGTGCGGTACGCCTTGAGGACGGTCACGATGCCTGTGGTCGCCGCGCTGTTCCAGACGTAGCTGTAGTTGAACGATCCGTCCGCCAGCAGCAGCAGCCGCTCGTGGGCGCTAACGTCCAGCCCCGTGGTGTCCTGCTGGCCGGATGGGGTGTTCAGCGTGACGGTCGTGACATCGTTCTTGACCGCTCGCTGCGTGCCGCCCGCGTCGTCGATGCTGAACGTGGTGATGCCCAGCCCTGAGATTTTGCTCATTGAACTATTCCTCCATTTCCCTTAGTCGTGTCCTCGCCGCTATGAGCGCGTCACCGCCGACCTGATAGCGCTCCTGGTACTCTTCGTGTGTTGTCCGGCGCTTGTGTCCCGCCGCAGTCGTCCCGGCGAAGTAGAGCGCTTCGTCGTCCTCCCACTGCAACTTGTGGCCGGTGCATTGGCCGGGGGGGAACTGGATGCGTACCGCGCCGTCCACCAGCGGGGCTTCCTGGTACTGGCCCGCCTTGCCCTCCCGGATGTAGCGGTACAGGCTCGCGTCCCCCTCGTCGCCCAGGTCGAGGCTAATGCTGTAGCCCTTCTCCCAGCGCTCGCAGCCGTCCTTCGGGCAAGGCTTGACGCCCTGACGCTTCGCCGCGGTGATCGCCTGCATCCCCTCAGCCTGCCCCGGACCCTGACCGGAAAGCTGTTGGCCCGAGCGATAGAAGTGAGTCCTCACGCCGTCGCCCCTTCGTTCCGGTTCGCGGAGTAGTAGCGGATTATCATCACCGCGAAGTCCACGCTGGTGTATCCAGCTGATGTTGTCAGGTCGAGCGTGAGGTATTGCTCGATCGTCTGGTCTAGCGCCGTCTCGATCCGCTCCGTCACCGGCGCCGTTGTGATCTGCGTAAACGCCCCGCCCGTGATGTTGCCGAATGCGTCGGAGCCGCCGTTGTCGTCCGACTCCTGGATAGTGATCGTTACGTCGTCGCCGTCGAAGTCGAACACGTGAAGATAGGCCGCGAGCCCGAAGTCCGTCTCCGCCGCCGCCACGTCGTCCCCGAAGTCCACGCCGGTCAGCGTCTCGGCGCCGGTGGACTGGATCACGCCAGCCGTCATTTGCAGCCCGTACTCAAGTCCGTAGCCGCTCCCCATGAACTGCACCGGCATGATGATGTCGCCGTCCGCCGAACGGTTCTGCCCGATCGCCACCTTGTGCGCGACCAGCGACACCCCGACGTTTCCCTGAGCCGTTCCCCGGAAGTACGTCACCAGCGCGTCCGTGAGGCTGGCCCGCAAGACCGGGTGAGACTGGCCGGCATCGGAGTTCCAGTAGGCGTCGGCGGCGATCTCCCCGTCCACCAACCCGAAGGCCCGCTCGTGCGCGCTCTTGTCGATGCCGGTCCGTTCGAGGTGGGCCGAGGGGAACCCGAGGCGCGTCACGGCCTTGATGTCGTTGGACAGGTTGTAGCCGTTGACGTATAACTGATCTCCCAATCCCGAAGATTTGGCCATTAGTCCCCCTCCTTCCATGTGAGGTGCAGTTCATGCTTGCCGGTAAACTTGCGGTGGTACCAGTCGCAACCCCCGCACCCCGCCTCATCGCAGGAAATTACCGTCGTCTCCGAGGGCGCTTGAATCTCCAGCCCCCCATTCGCGCACAGTGCCTCATTCACCAGCCCAATAAGCCACTCACGCACTTGCGTTCGGCCCTCGGTCAGGTCAGTCGTTGCCGACATCGTTCACCTCTTCTTCCTTCTTCCTGCGCGTCCCCGCCTCGACCACGACCCCCCGCTCAAGCGCCCGCTTGACGTTCATGTGGCTCGGCGGGTCGAAGACTTCCCCGTCACTCCACCGAAGCCAGGTGCCGTCCCTGTCCTTGATGCTCACCGTTCCTACTGCGCGTAATCTCATGTGCTGCTCCTATGGCGCGAAAGTTGCCCGATCGTCGATCCGATAGCTGATGTTCAAATCCAGAAGGCGGTACATATCGCGTTCCACCTGCTGATAGCCGTATGTCCATTCCGTCTCGGTCGGCAGGGGGAACGCGATCTCCCCCCCGAGCTCGAAGTCCCCGAAGATGTCCGCGATAATCTGCGCGCGCCACTTGTCGAACCGGAACTCGATCTGCTCCTGCGGGGACTGCATCATGTTTTCGTAGCGGCGCAGCATCACGACATGGACCTCGCGCGGGCTGGTGAGGGTCGTTTCGTCGACGCGGCCCGACTGCGGGATCACCGCCACGAACCCCGACTGAACCCCCGACTTCGGCTCGCCAATGGACGTACCCGAGACGCCGCCCATCGCCTTGAGCTTGGTCTGCATCGACGCCAGCGCGTCACGGTTGGAAGCGGCGTCCGTCACGTCAACCTCCGTGTCGCGCGCTTGTAAACTTTTCCGGCGAACTCTCGCGAGAGGCGGGTAATGTGCTGGCGCGTCTTGCGCCAAATCCGGTAGCCCTTGAAGCGGTGCTGGGCGTTCCGCGAAGAGGATCCTTCCAGCCAGTTGCCGATGATCGCCGTCTTCTTCGTGCCGTCGTTGCCGATGCCGCCGTGAAGGTCGCTCATCACCGTCCCGTGGATCGTGCTCTTGTAATGGCCGGTGAGGACGCCGTGGCCGGAGTACAGTTGCGCCTCGGCCTTCGCCTCCCCCTCCCTGACCATGTCCCGCACCCACTCCCGGTTAGCCTCCCGCATCACCTTCTGGGACGCGCCGAAGAACGGCCCCGCGACGCTGGTGTCGATCGTGACGCGCGCCACTAGAGCGAAACCACCCCGAACGCCTCGATGCACTGCATCCGCAGCCGCTCGATCTCGTTGGCGTTGATGTTGACCGCCGAGTCCCCGGAGATTTGGCCGGTGTAGCCGGACGCGCCCTCCTTGACCGCCAGGATCGCCATCGCCCGTACCCACTTCGCCAGCAGCGCCGCCGGCGCGTACTTCACGATC